TTTTTGTCTACTTTGACCGGCGCATCATCTTCCACCATTACCACGCTAGTTACTGGTTCATTATCCTCGTCAAACCATCCGTTAATAGTCACCTTCTCAAGCCGCATGTGCTTGTCGGGTGCTAGTTCTGAGTCCTTGGCCTTGCGCTGTATAATCTGTATTGGTGTTGATTCTGTAGCGGGTACAACGCTAATGGCTATTTCCAAAGCACCGCGATAAGCCGATGAACCGCGCCCATCTTTTTGTGCGTTTTCATCCTTTCCGGTATGGTGTACTAATAACACTGATGTATTAAATTCACGCATCAATAAACCACACGCATCAATCATGGTTTTAGCGATTTCCGAAGAATTTTCGTCGCCTTTTAGGAACCGGTGTAAGGTATCAATGACTATTAACCGTGGAGTTTCAGGTAGTTTTCTAACAGACTCTAATACCTTGTGATACCCTTCCGATGTATTTAAGTCGCACCCATGCCGACTAACATACATATTCATCTGACTGACTTGGTTATATTGTTTCCATGCCGCGATGCGGCTACGCAAACCGTGGTGCCCTTCACCGGCCAGGTATACAACTGTTCCTGGCGTGACTTTGTGGCCTTTCCATTCCGGTAATGATGACGCAATGGTGTTGGCTATATCCAGCACAAAGAATGTCTTGCCGCCACCGCTGGGGCCGTGAACCATTATGAAAGCCTGATCCTGAACCCAGTCTTTAACTAACCATTTGATAGGGGCCGGTTGTTGGCTAAATTCATCTGCGTGAATCAGCCACTCATCATCATCGGATGGTGGATTCAGTAAACCAGCCAAATCATGACCAGCTTGCGCGTAGTCGTTCGCGTCCCCGATGATGGGTGGGATCACTAACCGCGCACCTATTTCTGTAGCGGCCTGTTCTGCGTATTTCTGGCCGGTTCCTGACTCATCGTTGTCACCGACAATTACAATTTGCTGCGCTATGCCGTATCGCTCGCGCATAAAACGCGCCACGTGGACGATGTTAGACGCGCTGTAAGCGATTGCACATGCTTGACCCGTACACTCATAAATTGTAGCTGCGGTAGCGTATCCTTCAGCTACATATAAAGAGTGACCCACTTCACCGATGATCCAGAACTTACCGCTTGTTGCTCCGCCGGTATGAAAGAGCTTGCGGCCCACATCGTTAATGTATTGGAGTGATGAAAGTGCGCCATCATCGCTGTATAACGGCGTCATTAACCGCCCTGCGCTGTCTACTCTTGCGCCGTGTGGCTGGATGCCCTTGGTTTGCAAATATGGATGATCGGGTGACGCACCGAGGCCGTTTGACCATATCGTTTCAACGGTTTCCGCGACATTTTCCTGTTGTTTCTTGCGCTCCTCATCCCTGATTCGCTTGGCCTCTGCCATTCGCCGTGTCTGCGCCATCTGTTCCGCAACAGTTAGTTGGCGTCCTACGTTAGCAACCCATGACTGTTCATGCCCTGCGCGCCAGCACCCGAATCGGCCAGCGGGTACACCGTCATGGAAAGCGATGTACCAGCCGCTTTTATCGCCATGTCCTGGCGTGCCTTTTGTTCCGCTTTTGAACCGATGCAACGCACCGTCAATTTGTATGTAATCGGGTGGTTCAAGCCCTGCGCGTATGATCGCATCGCGTAGCTGATTCTCAGGTGTATCAAAGATTTGTGTTGGTGGCGACCATGGGCCGCCTAGGATGTTGGTTAAATCAACCATTCTTTTGACTCATCGGGTGAAAAAGTGTTGACATGATACTCGACAACCAGCACAATACAACCACTCTTGTAACTAACGGGCAGGAGTACCGCTAACGCCGGTGCCAGACAAAACTATCTGGGAGTGTCGCTGGCGTTAGCAACTAATTCGGGCCATGCAAATGCGAACCCCGCGTGATCTGGTTTTCCGGCAAAGAAAACTTCCAGATTGCGCGGGTAGCGTAGCCCAAAACCTAAGCCAGTCGGGTAAGTGCTGGCACCCAACGCTACAACCAGCATTGTGCTGACCGTAGCAATAACCAGGATTTAATTATGCAAATTGCATACGAAGCGAGCGTGTTTACCGCTGCTGGCTGGCGGTCTGTGACGATTACCGCATTGGCTGAGAAAATCAGCGCGGGAATGGCGGCAGTGATGGAAGTAATAGCAATCGACGGCGAAAAGCCCGTCGGTTACACGTCACGCACTGGCGCTAAACGCCAGCAGTATCACGCCGCCGGAATAGCGGCGCGTGAAGTTGGGAAGCGCAAGCGCATTAGCGCGTGCGTTGTGGAGGTTGAATAATGGCTATTCAACTTAAACGCACCGACGGCCTTAGCGCCAACGGTGTCAAGATGCTTGTCTATGGCGCGTCTGGCGCCGGAAAAACCACTTCGATTGCCACACTTCCCGCGCCGGTTATCTTATCGGCTGAAGGTGGATTGCTTTCACTAGCTGGAGCCGACATTCCATTCATTGAAATCACTTCAATGAGCGACCTCATGGAAGCCTACACATGGCTAACATCATCTGCCGAGGCCACTGGCTTTGAATCGGTGGCGCTGGATTCAATATCGGAAATCGCCGAGGTGTGCCTGAATACCGAAAAGAAGGCCACGAAGGACCCGCGCCAGGCTTATGGCGCAATGCAAGAGCAAATGACTGACCTGATTAGGGCTTTCAGAGACCTGCCTGGGAAACATGTTTTGATGACCGCCAAGGTTGAAAAGTCTCAGGATGAAATGGGCAGGATGCTGTACGCGCCATCAATGCCAGGTCAGAAGCTAGGGCAGCAACTGCCATATTTCTTTGACGAAGTGCTGGCGCTGCGTGTTGAGCGTGACGCTGACGGCAACACTCAACGCGCTTTTATGTGCGATTCGGACGGCATGTGGACGGCTAAGGATAGATCGGGCCGTTTAGAAGCTTGGGAAGCGCCCAACTTGAACGATATTATAACCAAGATAGGTGGGAAATGAGCATAGAAAAATTAAGCCAAGAATGGCTTATCGCTAAGGCTTCAGAGAAAGCGGCGACACAGAAACGCCGCGCGATCGAGGATGATCTTGCTAAAGCCATGAAAATACAGGAGGACGAAGAAGGAACAGTAACGCATAAAGAAGGAATTATCATCATTAAGGCGGTTTGCAGAATGAACCGCAAGATTGACGATGAACGGTTGCTTGAGATAGCCGCAGAACATGGATTGGCGGATCATCTCGCCACACTGTTCAGGTGGAAGCCTGAACTTTCATTGACGGCATGGAAAGCCGCTGACCATTCCATCACTGATCCCCTGCTGGACGCCATTACAACCACACCAGGGCGTCCCAGTTTTACTATTACTATAAAGGAGTAAACCAATGTTACTTGATGAATCTTTTGACCTTGACAGTTTACCAACGAGCCAACCATCATTCGAGCCGCTGCCGGCGGGTTGGTATATGGCTTCAATAAATTCGGCTGAAATCAGGCCGACAAAATCAGGCGGTAAGATGATTGCGCTCAAGTACGAAGTGCTTGGGCCTACACACGCGGGCCGTTACGTGTTCGGTAACATCAACATCAGAAACGCCAATCCTAAAGCCGAGGAAATCGGACGCCAGCAACTGGGTGACATTATGCGTGCAATAGGCCTGTCACGCTTGAGCGATACCGATGACTTCATCGGCGGTAAATTGAGCATCAAGGTACAGGTAACTCAGTCTGAACAGTATGGGCCTGGGAACGACATTCGATCTTGGAAAGCCATTGAAGGTAGCGCGATACCGCGTCCTGCGATGCCGGCAAGTGCGCCATCAACTACATCAAGTGCTGGCGCTCCGCCTTGGGCAAACCGCAAGTAATATAACCAACATAGCCAAGGACGGCTTTTAATACAAGGTAAGCAAATGAAAATACCTGAACCAGAAATCACGCTGGCCGGAATGATTGACCAGCATCATGCCGATACGCAATCACCGCCGCGTCCACACATGGGTTGCTCAATCTTGGGCCATCCATGCGACCGTTATCTGTGGCTTTCATTCCGGTGGGCGGTTATTGAAAAGTTTGACGGACGTATTTTGAGACTGTTTCGGCGAGGCCAGCTAGAGGAATCAACCATCTTGCAAGACTTGCGTGCAGTTGGTGTAAAGGTTAGTGACCGTCAATCCTCTGTTGATTTTGGCTGGCACATTTCAGGAAGCGTTGACGGCGTTATCACGTCTGGTGTACCGGAAGCGCCGTTGAAGTATCACGTTTTGGAGTGCAAAACGCACAGCAAAAAGTCTTTTGATGACTTGCAAAAGAATGGCGTAGAAAAATCTAAGCCGCAACATTACATACAAATGCAACTGTATATGCTTGGATTAAAGATTGACCGAGCGTTGTATTACGCGATATGCAAAGATAATGACGAAATCTATACAGAACGAGTGCGACTTGATAAGGAATTAGCACAACATTATGTGGATCGCGGCAAACGTTTGGTGCAATCTGTCCGTATGCCTGAACCAATGAGCGTTGATCCTAGTTGGTATATTTGCAAAATGTGCGCAGCGCATGACTTTTGCCACAAGAGTCACACCACAAAGGAAGTGAATTGCAGGACGTGTTGTCATTCGACAGCGACAGACAAAAGCACCTGGACGTGTGAAAAACATAATAACTCTGAAATTCCTGTCGAGTTTCAGCGCACAGGTTGCGAGTCGCATTTACTGCATCCTGATTTGGTGCAATGGAAAATGATAGATTACAACGAACATGAATTGACGTTTGAAATTGACGGAAAGTCAGTGCGTAACGGTGAACCTGATGCTTTTGTGTTTTCAAGCCGAGAAATACTAGCCAATCCGAGCGCGTGCGCTAATCCTGACACTATTAGCGAAGCAATCCGCGACGTGCTGAATGGGAGGGTGGTGGGATGAAGGTGTTAGTCGGCTGTGAGTATTCAGGCAAAGTGAGGCAAGCGTTTAGGGATATTGGACACGATGCTTGGTCTTGTGACTTGTTGCCGCCGGATGATGGTTCTGATTATCACATTCAAGGTGATGTTGTGACACTTCTTAATGCCGGGTGGGATTTGGCTGTATTTCATCCGCCTTGTACTTACTTGTCCGTGTCTGGGATGCACTGGACTACACGAGGATTGCGTGATTCGCAGCTAACAGAAGATGCACTGATTTTTGTGCAAACCTTGTTAAATGCACCTATACCTAAGATTGCTTTAGAAAATCCTGTGTCTGTTATATCAAGCCGGATTCGCAAACCGGATCAAATTATTCAACCTTGGTGGTTTGGGGATAACGCAAGCAAAAAAACCTGTTTATGGTTGAAAAATCTTCCACCGTTACAACCAACTAATATGCTGCATGGTGACAACAAAACACGTCGAGCCAATCAAACAGCGAGTGGGCAAAACAAATTAGCGCCGTCAAAAGACAGGTGGAAAAAGCGTAGTGAAACGTATCAAGGTATAGCGAACGCAATGGCCGCACAATGGGGTGGTGTATGTTAAGGGATTACCAACAACGATCAATTAACCAACTGTACGCATGGTTAAGCAATAACGCGGGCAATCCCTGTTTGGTTTTACCGACCGGTGCGGGTAAGAGTCACGTTATAGCCGCGCTATGTAAAGATGCGCTGCAATCGTGGCCTGAAACCCGCATCTTGATGCTGACGCACGTTAAGGAATTGATAGAACAGAACGCGCACAAGATGCGTCAGCATTGGCCTAACGCGC